ATCACCCTTGGATCCCACAAAGCCGGTGGCGCCCTGACTTCCAGTGAAACCAATATTTCCTTGTGATCCAGTGTATCCCAGTGAACCCGTGTATCCAACATCACCCTTGGATCCAGTGAAACCTACATCACCTTGACTGCCTGTGTAGCCTATTGCGCCTGTGGAGCCGGTGAATCCCACATCACCTTTTGAACCAATATAACCAGTATTTCCTTGTGATCCTGTGAAGCCAACACCTTGACTTCCTGTGTAGCCTAGATCACCTTTGGATCCTGTGAACCCAGTGTCACCTTTGGATCCTGTGTATCCAACAGCACTAGCACCAATTTCAACAATGGTTTCTGTGCCAGATACATCTTTTTTAATGAAGATTTTACCATCATGGGTGTTGATGGCAAATTCGCCTAGATCCAAATCAACAGTCAGTGGAATTTTTCCAGGAACTGCGGAACGTTTTGTCTTGATTATATTAGCCATATGGCTCCTCAAACGCTATGTAGCGGTTGACATAGTATGTCATGTAATATATATTACATAAGTATATTTATAACTTGGCAGGGTGAATGGGTATGGAAAAACTGAAAATTGCTATTGTTGATGTTATTGGATTAACATATGACGCCACCACCATTGAAAAATACGGGTTGGGAGGTTCAGAATCTGCTGTGATTTACATGGCAGCTGAATTGAACAATCACGGGTTCGCTGTCACAGTCTACAACAACTGCCGTGACAGTCGATCAGCTCCCGGCGTGTATGACGGGGTTGAATATGTTGACCTGGCAAGTTTTCCTGAAGATGCGGCATGTGACATCATGATTGTGTCACGCACAGTTGTTCCCTATCTGCCTGAAAACACGAAATTTTCTTCTTTGAAAACCAGTGCTAAATTAAAGGTGTTATGGCTGCATGATACGTTTTGTCAGGGAGATGAATTTGTTGAAGATTTGCTTGTTCACGGGCATGTTGATGAAATTTTCACATTGTCAGATTTTCACACATCGTATGTGTTGAACGCCAATCACGGCAAGCGGCGTAATTTTGAAGTGTTGAAAAACAAAACGTTCATCACCAGAAATGGTGCAAAGAAGCATATACACGAAATTGATATCAGTAAAAAAGATCCAAATCTTTTCATTTACAATGCATCTGCCACCAAGGGCATGATTCCATTAGTGAATCATATTTGGCCTGAAGTGAAAAAACATATTCCCGCTGCCAAGTTGAAAATCATTGGGGGGTATTACCGATTTCGTGATGATGCTGAACCTGACGCGCAAGAGAATACTGTGCGTGAATTGTCACAGCGGAATGATTTAACACAATTGGATGTGGAGTTCACGGGCATCATTCCTCAGAAGAATATTGCCGAACATCTGGCGCATGCATCCTTCATGATTTTTCCATGTGCCTTTCCAGAAACATTTGGCATTTCCAGTTTAGAATCGTTGTTATACAACACACCCATCATCACCAATAGATTTGGTGCATTGGAAGAAACAGCAATTGATTTAGCATGTTATAAAATTGATTACGCGATTGAACCCAATGGGTTGTTTCCTGATATCAGTTTGCAACAACAATGCAAGAAATTTGTGGACGTTGTGCTACAGGCGCATCACAACACCTATTTGCATTATCAGAAAATGCATTATTGCAACATTGTGCATGATGTGGCAGGATGGGATGGTGTTGCATTACAATGGAAACAACATTTCTTCAAGAAGCTGCACAAATTTCTGCCTGTGAATGAATATCGTGCCGTGATGAAATTGAATGAAAAACTGCATGAAGTGTTTCATCGCCGATATAGCAACATGGAAGAATGGAGCATTTCACCCACATATCCTCAGCAACACATAAAAATAATCTCACCGTTCTTTAATGCTGAACAGTATGTGACCGATTGCATTGCATCTGTTGCCACACAAGAGTATGAAAATTATCAACACATTTTAATTGATGATTGTTCCACAGACAACAGTTATCAAGTGGCGCACGATGTTATTGCTGCATTGCCAGAACATCTACAACAAAAATTTCTGTTGATGAAGAACACGGAGAACATGGGCGCCGTGTGCAATCAAATCACCGCCATTCGTGAACATTGCACAGAGCATGACATTGTGATGATGTTGGACGGTGATGATTGTCTAATGCCCGACAACACAATTTTTCATTATTACAACAATCTATATGATGGATCAACTGAATTCACGTATGGATCATGTTGGTCACAAATTGATGATATTCCATTAATTGCCCAACCCTATCCCAATGATGTAAAACGCCGTAAGGCATACCGAGAACATGTGTTTCCGTGGAACATGCCGTACACACATCTCAGAACATTTCGGCAACACTTGATGACCACCGTGTCTGATTCAGCATTTCAAGATGACACAGGTGCATGGTATCGCGCAGGAGGAGACACATCCATTTTCTACAATGTGATTGAACAAGCAAATCCTGATAAAGTGCATGCCTTGCAGAAAATTGTGTACCAGTACAATGATAAAAATCCGTTGAATGATTATAAAGTTCATGGTGATGAACAATCCGCCACAGCAAACAAGGTATTGACTATGAAAAAGAAAACGGTATTAATTGCTATTCCTACTGCAAAATACATTGAACCCGAGACATTTAAAAGCATTTATGATCTTGATATCCCGCCGAATGTTGATGTATCATTTCAGTATTTTTTCGGGTATCAAATTGATCAGATACGCAACTTGATTGCTCACTGGGCAGTGAATTTTGATTATCTGTTTTCAGTTGACAGTGATATCGTGCTTCCTGCAAACACATTAACAAAATTTTTCAATCACAATGTTGATATGGTGTCGGGTGTGTATATTCAACGAAAACCCAACACAGAAATTCTAGAAATTTATAAACACAATTCACACGGTGGTGTGAGCAATGTATCCATGCAGGACATCACCCCATATGGGCTGCATGAAATTGATGCCTGTGGATTTGGTTGTGTGTTGATAAAATCTGACGTAATCAAGAAAATTCAATATCCCCAATTTGTATACACCTCAGCCGTGGACCATGCCGGCACCATCTCGGAAGATATCTACTTTTGTAAAAAAGCCAAAGACCAAGGTGTGAAAATTCACGTGGATTCAACGGTGGTGTGTAATCATATTGGGTCAACAATTTACCGGCCCACAGTATGACATTTCCTGAATACAATCAATCGTATGCTGAACATGAATTTGCCATTCATGGTGAAACACAGCTCCATGAAAAATTGCGGCAACACAACATGCGCACCATTTTTGATGTTGGGTGTAATATAGGTGAATGGAGCAGAATGACTCGTAGGTATCATCCTGTCAGCGACATTCATTTATTTGAGATTGTGCCCCAAACGTTCAGTAAATTGATTTCCAACAACATGTTAGATGCCAACATGTTTCCCAACAGTTTTGGGCTTTCTGATAAACTCGCCACGGTGGATCTGAAAGTGGTGGCAGATAATGATCGGGTGTCAACCAGTGTGTTGAACCTGGCGCATGACAATAGTTTTTATCTAACAGGCCTAGGGGTGCCCGGTGACACATATTGTCAAATGCACAACATCTCACAGATTGATTTTTTGAAAATAGATACTGAGGGACATGAATATCGAGTTCTTGAAGGGTTTCACTCCATGTTGCAACAAGAACAAATAAAAATCATTCAATTTGAATATGGATACATTAGCATTTTAACTAAAAAACTTCTTGTGGATTTTTATGAATTGTTGACCCCATTAGGATTTGAGATAGGTAAACTTACTCCTCAGGGTGTGCAATTTAAAAATTATCAATTATGGGATGAAGATTTCAAGGGACCTGATTATATTGCAGTACACAAAAGTTGTCCCCAGTTAATTGCGGCAGTTAAATAAAAAGGGCCCGAAGGCCCTTTTTAGTTTTGAAATGTCAATTTTTCTTCCAACTCCGCAATGTGTTTCTTCAGTTCAGAAATTTCTTCTGTCATCAGAGTGATTTGTGTTTCAAACACAATTTTCTCCAACATTAAATTTTTTGCTGTATCACTGAGTTTCTGTATATAGGCATTCACAAATTTTGTTTGATCCATATTGTGTCCATGTGTTGTTAGTATGTGCCACCGTCAATGACATTTGACCAAACAGGTACACCTGCGTTTGATTTTAAAATGTACGTGTCAGTACCGGCGGCTGTTGCTTGAATGGCACCTGTGCCATTGCCATACAACACTCCGTTTGAAGTGAATGTTGCTGCGCCAGTACCGCCATCTGCAACACCGATAGCTGATGCCAGAGATGAAACGGTGCCGCCTGTTAAGTTGGCAAGAATGGTACCAACTGCGTATCCTGTTCCTGCGGTGTTAACGGTTGTGCTGGGTTCTGTTTCTGCGCTCTTGAAAAACTTAAAGATGTTGTTATCAGACGCATCGCGGAAGAAACCTGCATACTTAGCTGTTGATGATTCCACATATTCAGCATACACACCTGTGTCAATGCTATTGCCAACGTTGCCATCCGCCAATTTCAACAACGAGTCATCAATGGTAACCGTTGTTGAATTGATAACAGTTGTTGAGCCGTTAACCGTTAGGTCACCCGCCACCGTGACACTGGTACCAGACAACGTGATGGCAGTTGATCCGGATGATGATTTAATATCATTACCCATGATTTTCAAATCACCTGCCACTGTGACATCACCTGTTGATGCTGTCAATGTTAATGCGGTGGCACCATCAGATGCCAGAATATCATTGCCGCCCACTGTCAAGTCACCAGCCACCGTGACATTGGTGCCTGACAACGTGATCGCCGTTGCCGATGATGATTTAATATCATTGCCATTAACTTTCAAATCACCTGCCACCGTGACATCACCTGATGATGCAAGCAATGTTAACGCTGTGACACCATCAGATGCTAGAATATCATTGCCCCCAACTTTCAAATCACCTGCCACTGTGACATTGCCTGAGGCTGCTGTCAATGTTAACGCAGTGACACCATCAGATGCTTTGATGTCGTTGCCACCAACTGTCAAGTCGCCCACCAACGTGACATCATTGGTTAATGCAAAGGCAACATTATTATTTGAAACGGTGGTACTAATTTGATTTGCTGTACCAGCAAATGTTAATGTTTCCCCTGTATTCAACGTGTCAGTGTTTGGTGTTCCTTGGTTGTCACTGATAGTTAAGCTACTAACAACTTGTTGCCAACTCAACGTACCTGTTGCGTTTGTTTGCAAAAAGTAATTGTTCGTGGGTGTTGCAGGTAGTGTGTATGTTACATCTGCTGCCAATGTTGCAGGAGCAGTTAATAAAATTTTATTAGTTCCATTTGCAGTAGCTTCAAACAGTTCAAGGGCACCTGCTGTTCCTGCTGCCGCCGGTGTTAACAGCTCATCAACGGTATTGGTGTAATACTTACCACCAATTTTATCAATGACTTGTGTTGTTCCATCGCTACCAATTGATTCAATATACAATACTGCGCCTGCACCTGAATTACTTCTATCTTCACTATAAGCCAATTCACCTTCAACCAATGCGCTAGTTGTTGGTGCGGCGGAACCTGAAGATCGCTTAATCTGAATTACTGTTGCCATGCCTGTCTCCGTGTACGATTTATAAGATGTTTAGTACGTGCCGCCGTCGATATTACCGATATTGATATTGTTATCAGTCAATTCTTGTGTGGTCCACTGTTGTGTCCCTGCATCATATATCAAAGTATAGCCATCTTGTAAACCGTTTTCATCAACATTTGTCAATTCTTCCAATTTCACTAACGAAAAATCAATTTTTTTTAACCGAGTGTTGATCGCAGGGGGTGTGTTAACTTTTGTAACCAATGATGTCGCTGATGTTCCAATTTGAACTGTTACAGGCATTATTTTGTCACCTCAGGATTAACAGTGATGATGCCTTCCAAGACGCGAGTGACTTCATTGGAAGGACTACGAATCTCAACATCATACACATACCGCCCATATTTAAGCAATGATGTTGTGGTTGCTGTCAACGATAACGTCATTTCTCCAGTTAACGGAGTTGGAGCAGTTACAACAAATGCTGTGTATGTGTTGCTGTTGTAACTTTTGCGCAGCTGGGAAGTTAACGTGTATCCCGTTAAATTTATAGGATTTCCTTGAATATCTGTGACGGTGATTGAAAAGCTGAATGTTGTGCCTTGGTCAATCACTAGATGTTTAACTGGTGCCATAAGTATCCTATACTAGTAGTTATGTATATTTATAAAACCATTACATCAGAATATTACGCGCCATTACGTGAAGTGAAATACTGTTGCAACCAGGTCCAGTTTTCAGTATTTTTCAAGGCAGCTGCATCATCTTTGTTCTCCAGCGCGAAATCTCGCCCTTGTTCAGCACCTAGTAGTACCCAATCGCTGAATTCTCCTTCAGCAAAAGACGTCCAGCGAGACAACCATTTTTTCGTTATCTCATTGCCTTTCAATGTCAATTTCACACATTCCCGAAATGCAGTTCGCCATGCTTCATATTCTGACGTTGCAAAATTGGCTTCACTGACTGTTCTGGGAACATGATAAATTTTACCATATTCCGTGAAATCCAATCCAAAATTTTCAGGTGTTGACAACACAATTTCTGTGTTGTAGCATCCAATTGCCATGTGCCCGTACTCTAAGCGATTGCTGATGTTTTTTGCTTGAAACAAAATATGAGATGTGGGCACCGTGTAATCAGGAACATAGTCAAACACCGTTTTATCAGTGACGAAGTTTTTTCCTGTGACCAAGAAAAAGTGAGATTCTTGGTTGGCTATATGGGCTGCTAGCAAAAACATTTTTCTACGCCCATCAATATTTTCAAGTTTTACAGCGCGAGGACACATTTTTTTCAAATGCTTCCAATTTTCTTCGGCATTTGTTTCTCCGTTGCATGCAAAAAATACAGGTAGCAGTTTATTCTGAGGTTTTGAACATGCCACCATAACGGAAAAAGGATTCACTTCAACCAGGTTGATGCCATCCCAGTCCCAGGGATTATCTGATTGTTGTTTTAATTTAGTGAGGAGTTTTGCTGGGCCCGCCCATCCTGCAATATACGTTTCTTCAGCATTCTTTTTCACAACAAACAATATGGGGCCTGAAAAATGTTCCCAGGTTCCTTCGTGATATTTGTATAACTTTTTCTCAGCATCTGTTGCGTCAATGATATTCACGTAATCAACAGTTGTCAATTCATGATTTCCATATTGGGCCCACCCACAACACTCTTTCACAGATTCTTGAAATTCAGAAAACCATCCAAGATGCCTAACCCATGATTTTGTTTCAACAATCCAATGTGTATTGAATAACTCACTATGTACCAGCCACGTGGTGTTGTCATTCATTGTTTCGACACCTTTTTAATTCGACGTTTTTGAATTTGATCATCATTGGTTCCAATGCTGGGTCCAAACGCCCAGTTTCCCACGTGGCGAATTTGTCGGCTCAAATTCATATCAACATGAATTTTATGTCCTGCTGCTTGCAACTTTCGTTGAAAGTAGAAATCTTCCCCGTGCCAACTGTTGTCAGTGTATTCAAATGCAAACAATGGGCGTTCCACATCTTGCAATATGGCGGTTTTCATTAACATCACCCCCATGCCAATACCTTCAACTATTTCCAAATCTTCTTGTGATTCCAAAGGCAACCAATTGTCCCAATCTCCACGCTCCGTGTATGCCACCGTGGTAAGGGGCACACTTCGTTTCATGTAATTGGCTGCCACGATGTCTTTGTTATGACTCATCAATCTCATGGCCGTGGTGCTGGGAAACATCATATCAGAATCCAACCATAGCAAATAGTCGGATTTAATCTCAACACCTTTGTTGGCTAAGGTTTCTCGTTGATTCAATAAAATGGTGCTACTGTCGTAAATCACATGAGTATCAATCCCACCCATCACGCATGTTTTCACCAGTTCAGTTAAAGACGCAGCAAATAACGAGTGTACAGTATCTCGGCAGGGCACCAACACAGCCAGCTTGGTGGGACGAGTTTTCCAAATGCTTGAATCGAAAATATTTTTCCTCATAGCCCAGCAACTCCAGCCGCCATGTTAGATGCTTGAGTTGTGATATCACTAATTAATGCTACTAGTTCTTGAATTCGTTTCACAATCAACTGATAATCCGCCAATGGAAATTGTGTGATGGTGTTCAATGTGTCAATGGTGTATTTACCATCAATCAACATTTCCATGGCGCCAATGCGAGCATATTTTTCAATAAGAGCAAATCTAACGGTGGTCTCATCATTCATTAGCAACGAATGTAATTGAGACATATCGTGCTCTTGAAGCAAGGATTGTAAAAACCCAATACGTGCTTCATCTTTATCTTCTTGCTCTTTTAAAAATTTCAATTCATACAACAATTCAGTTAATTTTTTTCTATCATGTCCAATGGAAACCCACCGGACATACCTTTCTTCGTATTCCGATGGGGTTTCATTGATAGAGTCAAGCAATGTTTCTAATGTAATGTCCATAATCACCTCAAAATTATAATAGTATTATCAATATACACATCATGCACTACATTGTCAAGTGCTAGTACGTGTTCGGCGTTGTTTTTCCACCAAAGTCAATGGATAGGCTTGTTAGTTGTGCGGCAGATTTACCAATTTGAGCACCTAGTTTTGCTGTAATTGCTGAACCGACACCGTTAAGTCCTACAGCTACAGTGCCAACAGCACCCAACCCATAGGCGTTGGCCACTCTACCCATCGCAATTGCAGACCCGGTTGCAGGTATTAACCCCATGTTATGCTCCTAATGGCTGAACAGATTATTTAAGGCAACTACAATTCTTCTTCACTTCATCTAATTCAGCCTTTAATTCCTTGATGGCTTCAATTAATAGTGGAATCATCTTTTCATACTTCACGGCTTTGGTGCCATCTTCACGATCAGCAACCACTTCAGGAAGAACAGCTTCCACTTCTTGCGCGATTACCCCAACATCGTGCTTACGAACAAAGAATCCATCTTCTCCACCCCGAGCATCAATGGTGTCTTGTGTCCAATCAAATTCCACGCCGCGGAGAGCCAACACCTTGGCTAACGCATCTGGAAGAACAGTAACATTTTCCTTGAGGCGAGCATCTGATGAGTAGTATGCAGTAACTTCATTTGTGGCGCGAATTTCACCAGCAGTACCTGACGCTGCTGTACCAATACCTAAGCTAGCATGTTGAACGTTATTACCTGTACCTAAACCTAGATTTGTTGCAGCAGTACTACTTGATGTTGCGCCTGTACCACCATTCGCAATAGCAATCGTTGTGCCGGTCCAGGTCCCTGATGTAATCGTGCCGACACCTGTTAAAGATGAACTGACAACACTACTTCCTAATGTTGTAGAACTTAATACGTTTGCCGTATTAATTTTAAACGCTTTGCCGTTGGCGAGATCAATGTGTTCACTTGCTGTCCAACTATCAGTTGCATCCACCCAGTTCAGTGTCTTGTCTGTGGTGCCTTTCAGGGTGATGCCGCCGCCATCTGCCGTCACATCGGTGGGTGAAGTGACATCACCCAGAATGATGTTCTTGTCATCAACAGACAACGTGGTGGAGTTGATGGTTGTTGTGGTGCCATTGATTGTTAAATTGCCACCAATAGTCACATCACCAGCAAACGACTGCCCAGTTTCTGATGTGATTATGTTAACAGTGTTGGATCCGTCTTTTCTGAATTTCAACGTGCCGGTGTTGTTCCAAAGATCGCCAGTGGCAGGTGATGTTGGATTTGCAGCACCTTCAGAAAACCGAATATTAGCACGACTAGATGTTGGGGCAACTAATGTCAATTTACCTGTCATGGCAATGGTGCCATCGCGTTCTATTTTTTCATCACGTAATGACGTAAAGTTACCATCAACTTCGGCATTAGTTAAAGGAGATCCTTTAACTGTTCTTAGGACTAATGTGGTGGCCATGCTTATCCTCTATTAATAAGAATTTTTTGTAAAAGTGTTTTGATTTCAGTCATATCTTGTTTGATATTATTTATATCATCTTCCAGTTCTTCCAATTTTTTCATACGATCTCGACGAGTTTTATATGCATGCAACCCCCCGAAATCGGTGCTGATCAAGGCAGCGGCTTGTCGTCTGAATGCAGTGTCTGACATTATGCTTGCAGAGCAATTGCTCGCATATCCCGAACAATAGGTACAGAAGAAGTTGAACTACTCAACAAGACAATTTTCACGGCAAACGTTTTGAATGTGAGATAATTGGTTGAATATTGGTACACCCCACTTCCATCCAACCCACCACCAGATGTTCCTGTGCTACCCACAGGAATGGTGTAGTAGTATTCTTTGAATCCCTGTGTGTTCAATGGACCATTTTCTGTTAACAACAACCAAGGACGATTGTTAAATGATGTGATATCAGTGTCATTCAACAACTTTGCATACACCTTTACTGATGTGCCTGCTGGTAAATTGGCAGTCAAATAGACACGTAAATCATCCGCTTCTTGCCCATCATCCAACACAACTTTACGTGAAATGTATTTGCTGTATGCGTTACCCGTGTTTGTTGTTTCATTGGTGGCATCATTGTTTACATAGTTTCCTACGATGACACATGCCAACTTGCTGACATCAAACACGGGTGAGATGTTGGTGTTTGCTGTGGTGAATGAACTACGCAGTTTAAATGTGTTGGCTATATTGGACGTAGAATAGGTCTTCAATTCAGAAGAAAGTTCCGTGGTGCCATTTGTTGTTAACGAACTGTATGTGACAGGATCCACACCTGCGGTGGAATACATCTTGAATTCCCACACAATGTTCGTGTTGTTGAAGCCTAGATACCCCAACGTTGGAGAAATGGCATTGACTGTTTTGTTATTAATTGAACCCACAGTCGCCTTGACCGCATTGGACACAACAACATCATCACCTACTTGTGCATTGCCTGATGCGATTGTCACTGTGATGATGTTGTTAACGACATCATAATATTTCACAACACCAGTACCATGAGTTGTTCCACTCAATTTAAATGCAACTGTGTCACCAATGGCAACCGCAGACACAATGTTACTTAATGTGATGAAATCAACTGGTACATTTTCAACAGTCAATTGTCCGGTTAGTGCGGTACTGAATTCACCTTGATACAATGTGAATTTAACATCTTCATTTTGCAATGGCGTCCATGTTCTGTTATTGGCTGACACGAACAACACACCTGAATATGGCTGTTTGTCAATACGTTGAGTGGTGCCTATTTGATTTTCACCAAGTTCCGACACCCACACTTCATAATTTGCATCATTACCTGCAGGCAAGAGAACAAAGCAATATTCCGTGTCATTTTTCAAATACACCGGTGATGCAAATTTAAATTCTGTTGGTGCTGTTGCATCACTTGAAATGTTCACATCTTTTGGATGCAATGTCACTGAACTGAATGGGACAACACTCTCAGCAGGATACCCATTACTCACTTCACGAATTTCCAATGTGATGGGTGATGTGGAAGATTTCGATTGGAAATACACATCCATCTTGGTCATTAAAACACCATTCGTGTTATTTCCCACAAAGAATGTTTGTGCAATGGGGTCTCGTGGTGGAGCAGGTTCAGCAGCCACCCCGCCGATAGTCGTCACCGTGGTGTTTACAATTCGTGAAATTGCAACATCTTGTGTTTGTGTTTGGCGTGTTTGTGTAATTTGTGGGACTTGTGTACTGATAATGGTGTTTTGTTCAGTTGTTGCCAATCCATTTGCCGTGAACGAAGCAATGGCGTAGGTTTTTAAATTGGTTGCTGATGGATTGGTGCTACTATCACACACCACCAACGATTTTGTACCCACAGTGAATGTGTTGGCAGGAATTCTGAATTCTGCCGTGAAGTTACCAGATGCATCAATGAGTAAACTGGCATTGAATGCTCCACCAACAGGGCGGCAATGTTGTGTGACGTTGATGCCATCAAAGAACACATACACACGAGTGTTGGGTTTCATGCGCGTTGCAGAAATTGCAACAATTCTACTACGCATAAACGGAACTAACGAGGCAGATACCAATCGTGACCCTAAGCTGTTGGTAACTGTCTGATTTGTAACAGCGATGCCTGTACCAGTACGTTGTTGCCGTTGAGCAGTTGATGAGGTGGTTTCATTGGTGATGGTGTTTGCAGTTGCTGTAGTTCTGGTGTCAACTGTGGTACCCTGCCAAATGGTTTCCCAATTGGCCCATTGTGTGCCCCAGGCATTACTCAATACTTCCCAGTTATCTGCTTGTCCATTCTGATTTATTTGCACTGCGGGCAGAACATTGGTGTCCGTCCAAGTGTCGAGAGGCGGATTCAATGTCATGGTTCCAACATAATTGAACAGCAATTGACTTACTGCATTTCGAGTCTTGGACGCATATGGATTTGTTGCAAAAATCTTGTGAACATACGGCAATGTCACCAAAGATCCATTGGATGGAGTGGAAACTAAATCTGGGCGAAGTGCTGTGGGAATTTCTGCATCCGTGATATCCGTGTATGTGATGGTGCCAGAAATTGCACCTGATGTGATTGTGTTGTTGGTTGCAAATGTGCCTGACACGGTTGTCAAGTATAAACGACTCCACTTGTAATTAGCGGCTGTTGCCAACACGATACTATGAAGAACCGTGCCTGTGGCACCTGAACTTGACGTTACTGTTGTGCCCACAGCAAACGTGGTGGCTCCAGCAGTTTGTCGAACAATGATGCTGGCATCATCTGCCTTTCTGGCAATGTTGCTACCTGAACTGAATGCAAATTCAATGTTATCTAGATTGAAGAATGGTCGTAATGCGCCATCTGAAATGGAAACCTTGTATGCATCATCATACACATTTCCGATGTCATGTCCGGTGAATGAATCCACCAAAATACCATTTTTAAATCTGCTATCACCCGCCACATTGGAAATTAATAGATTGGCGGTATTCTGTTCAAGCAAAGACAACGAGGTGTAATATTCTAACCGATCAATACGCCGATGAATATCACCGATATCACGCATGGTGAATCTACGGTTATCCACCAAGGTGATGCGGCAAGAATATTCTGGAGTGTTTTCTAGTTTAGCAAAGTATGGTGACATTGAAGGATATGGCGCAACAAACACATATCCTAGCGTCATGCTGTTTTCCGGTTCACGAGGACGTACTGGTTCCAGGCCTGGAACACCTCGGACAGCACTGAACGTGCCTTCGGTGTTCACAACAATTCTATCAACACGGGGCAAGTGCGATGTTAAATCACTGATGAATTCTTCTGCTGCGGCGGGGTGAACAAACCCTGCCAAGAACGAAGTGTTTGTGGTTGCTGGATTTAAACTGGCCCCGGCAATAGTAATACTACTAGTTGCTGTGAGTGTCACTGTTGGACGGAAATCAATGCAATCTCGGAGATTGTATTTGGTGCCGTTAGTTGCTGTGAACGAAGGAATTTCATACCAATTGATTTGCGAAGCCGAGGGCGATGCATTTTCTGCTGGCAATGGGTATGAGTCCACTGTGTAATAGGCGGAACTGGTGCCATGTTCAAAATACGTCAACTTCACAAGCAATTTCTTGTTGGTGAAAGTTGATGTAGTGGTCATGGATGACAAGTCGTAATATCCATCCTTTTGTCCATCATTCAATGTGAAACTTGTTGTCACATCCGTCCATGTGTTTAATGCCGTGGGATCAGATGTCGGGTATGATTCTGTTGTGTTGGCTGACCACACATTCTCAATTTCATACACATCATAGTACCCCAGACCATATGTACCTGTTGCCCCAGTAGGATGTGATGCTGTGTCAATTTTCACATACCGTGATTTCCGAAGTGTTTTGCTGTTTTCTGTGGGTGTGGTTTTTCGAACATTCACAAACACATCCACAGTGGGCGTTCCTGTGGTGGTTCCACTTAACGCAAAGTTTAACACGGAAGAACTGGTGTATGTGACCGAGGCAGGATTCAAGATTTGACCAATTGCCTTGGTCCCTAAAGTTCCTCCTGTGAACGCAGAAGAAGCAACTACAATGATTTCTCTACTAATATCACTAGCACCTGGCAATGAAGTGAATGCCCATGATTCTCCACCTGACACGGATGCTGTGAATGTTCCCGCATTTGCAACAGAAACACTAGATAGTAATTTTCTATACACATAGCTGCCATCTGTCACTGTTTGTAAATTCGTGAACGGTGATGGAAAAATCGCAGGTGTAAAGCTGGAACTTTCCAACACAGCAGGTGCTGTCACAATATCGGCAAAAGCATCAGCCCCAGGTCCATTGTAATAGATGGACAACACACTACTGAAGCCACCAGAACTCATCACAACATCATACAAATACAATTTGTATTGTGCAGCTGAGGTGCCGACAGTTCCTGACACATATTCAATTGCTCGCACTCGTGCAGTACCAATTTCTGATCCTGGTGCTGATGTTGCTGAATATGTGCTACTTGTAACAGCATTTGCTGCAGCATTTCGTAATGATACCAGACTACCTACTGTGGTGGACCATACACCCGCCACATCATTCACAGTAACATAACTACCATAGGCAGTTGTGATGGGCTGATTTTCGTTTGTTACCGTGTCAATGGCTTTATCTATTGACAAATATTCTGTGGCAAACAGTTCATGTTCATTGCCCTTCACATAGGCTTTGCCTGGTTCCACACCAACAACAATTTTACTGGCGTCTCCTTCCGCACCACTGTATCGACCATTATTGATACCATCATCCAAATGTTCACGGATAATCAATGGAAATGAACGAACCGTGTAATCACCTGATTCATCATATGTGCGCCGAGCCAGTGTTTTGTTTAGTTCAGCATATTGTGTGGTGTTGTATCGACGCTTGATGACACCATCTTCTATTTCAAACAGAATATAAAATCCATCAGGTGCAGTAACACCAGCTGCAACTGAAGTCAGTTCTGTGCTCAAAGCATACCGATCTGCACCTGGTGCCGTGTAGTTGTATGATCCTTGAGCAGGATCCAACAATGACTCATCATCATTTGAGGAAACAATTTCTTCTTTTACGATGAATCCTACTTTCACACTGGGCGTTGTTGTGTATTTACCCAACACAATGGTTTGTGTATTATGTAATATGAAACTGCCATTGGCATACACGATACCATCATTCACTGAAAATAATGTGCCTTCACCAATGGGTGTTTCTCCTGCGTCAGCAACAATGAATGTATCAGTGGTGTTTTCAACAGTAAGCACTTCACCAATACCAAAAGTGGTTAAAACGTTGCCAGCACCTGTAGCGGTATATTGAACGTATAACGTTTTTAAATTGGGTGAATCTGTTTCTGCCCCGTTAACTGTTTTTTTAATGATGGCTTTTACACTGTTATTTCCCCCAACAATCACCTTGCCCTCAAAGGATGCCAACACAGTATCATCAATGATGGATCCCACATTGGAAGTATCAAGAATTTTTATGAACGGGACTGAAAAATTTGAAGTTTCAGCACAGCCTAAAACAACTGTGCCATCTTTGAAAAGATGGTTTCCAAAACGCTTTATCTGTTCTTGAAGAACTGTTTGAATTTGAGTGAGTTCACGTGCCTGAACTGCATATCCAGGCTTAAACAGAATACGATGAAATCCTTTATCAGAATTGAAATCATCATAGTATGGAAATGTATTGAGATTTAAGTTTGCCATAGTCCCTAAAATGTGTTAGAAGCTAAAATAAAGTTTTATTTGTTCCACTTGCCCGACTTGTCTTGTGACTGGAGCAATGTTTCGAACATAAATGATATCGCCGGTTTTCGTTGATATTTCAGGCACATCAATTGATGTGATGCTCAATGCACTCACGCCGGTTGTCTCATTATTTAGAACACTTGATGCTGAGATGGAATCAATTATAGCTAGAAGAAATATTGTGGTTGCCGTTTTGTTCACAACCACATATTCTCCGCCGGTGTTAGTTAACACCACATCGTCAACACTGTATTGATTCACTGATGGCACTTCTACAACATAACATGCGTTTCCTGTTGATGATGAGAAGATTTCAGTTTCATTGAAATTTTTAATATTTTTCACAAGCCCGATCTGTCGAAAATCATTATCAAGGAAAAAGTCTGATAGCATATCCTCGATATTGACAGAAATGGCAACAACTCGTGCGAATAGTTCTTGTGGGAGGTTGGATCCATGACCGCCTTGAGGTTCAATCACGGCGCGCAATGATGCATTTGCACCAGCACCTGTTACCACAAGTTCCGCATAGGTGTATCCTTTTCCACGGTCAGTAATAGTAACAGAGGTAACTACACCATTCACAACTGAAGCTGCTGCCTCGGCGCCGGTGCCATCTCCGTTAATTTCAATTTCAATTGTGGATGCAAGATATCCAGTGCCGCCATTCACCACCTCAATGAAATTGATGCCACCACCCGCTGAAATTGCATAAGAAGCCACATCTTGATTTACCGTGATGGGCAGGTCGGATGACCGCAGAGATGCTTCAGCAACAGCACCTGAACCACCACCTCCTATAAATTGCACTACTGCAAATGTGTATCCTTGTCCTGCATTTGTAACGGTCACAGAAGATATTTCACCTCCTGACAATGATGCTGTGGCGGTGGCTCCTTGTCCATCTCCTAAAATTAACACCGTGGGAGGTGTTACATAGCCACTTCCCCGTTCTGTTCCCAGGATAATTTCATCAACAATGCCATTATGATCAAACGTTGTAGATGTGGCATAGAATCTTACTGGAATAAAATCATCAGTTAAAAATCTAATACGTTCAGCTGCCGGCACCTCATACATCAACTGCCAATAATACCCATCACTGAGATTGAATGGGCCTGCAGTTGTTTGTGTGGGTTGCACCACAGAAGGCGTGCCTGGGCTGTAGATGCATTTGTAAATTCTGTAACTGGTGTTCATCACATAGAATTCATTGCTTGAAAAATTTTCATCGTCAAGATAACTTGAATACACGGTGTCGGTTGTCCAGTTGATTCTTGGAATGAGTAGAGCGGTATCACTGGGTTGTACTTTTTTCACAGCAATGATATTTCTTTTTGTTTCAGAATCTTCGCTCCGTGTGTCTTGGGGAGTTGACACAACATTATTATACCATGGGGTGGTTCTCCCTAAAAACACATGATAATAATCCGAAGGATTTGGATACACCAAAATATTCATTTTGATGATAGTTACCACATCATTAAGAGCCAATGGTGAAGAAAACACAACACTAGTACCATTTAATGCAGAATAATTTCCAGATGAAATTTTTCCTCCATTCACATATACTTCAATGCGTCCAGGTGTGTAGGATAATGTTTTTGCATTATCATCAACCCCTGTGAAAGTTATTTGACTTGCAGATGCAGTATACTCAAACAACACCGTGTCCAGAGGAGTAAGGGTGTTTCTATCCTCTGACAAAACGTTGGTGGTGTTTGTAATGGTTCGGTGAAACTGACGAGCTAATTCAGTTCGAAACCGAATTGGTAGTAGTGCTGGCATGGTATATAATTATGAAAGTGTGACGGTCCAAGTAACAGTCATAACGTCACTTGCGCCTTTGTTTACTACTGAGAACACCGTGCGGCACAACATATCACCCGCTGATGCTGCATTGAAAATCCCAGCTTCAGTAAGTGCACCAGTACCCACGCCCGCTCCAAATGTACACACATATTGCACCGAATCACTGGTTGTTGTCACGGTGGATTGTGTGGATGATGTTAAGGCAGTGCGAGATGCCGCCACCAGTGCAACCAACGCGGTCTGTCCGGCTGCTGCCGCCGTGGAGGAAGTACCCACTTCCATGTGACTCATAACGGTGGAAGCTGTTCCAATCATTCTTGATGTTGTGAATGCTTTCCCAACGTTCACCACTAAATTGGTTTCTTCCCGATCTTCTTTGACATTGCCGTGTTCGTCAGTAACGACGATACGTAATTTACCCTTTGCTGCTAAAAAGTCTTGCATGGTGTCCTCTGTTTACAATGTGTTAATTGTTCCAACGTATGGTTTAGCGATATACTCTTTATAACTGTGATGTTACTGAATCGGTAAACACCAATGATTCATTCACACTTGTTTCAATATTTATATTGATGGAATCAGATGTTGTGATACCATCTGAAAGATTTTGATTAATTGTAAAATTGATGTTATCAATTGTGGTAATACCATCAATCAACACAGGTTGCACATGTTTTACAATGCTATCATTCATCACTGCTGTGTCAGACACCGATTTATACACATGTTTTGCAAAACTATCATCAAGTACAATAATGTCATCAAGGATGAACTCAAACAGTTTGAAATTATCAGCAACGGTGATGGTGGATGGAATGGTGTCTATGAATTGCAATTCCGAGAATACTTTGAATCCTGCAGGATGATTGCTCTGGGTGTATACATTTTTCCATGTACTGAATGGTTGTTGTGACCGAATTACATAGGAATATGGCTGGTAGTAGTAGTTGTCTTGTAACCGATTGATATCAGACAAGAACCCTGAAGAATCTTTATATATTCCTTCGGCATGGCGAATTAACCCAGTTCTAAATGTAATTGTTGCTGTTGTTCCCGTGAGATTTCTCGGATACCGCGGAGATAGATCCAGTGTGAACGTGTCGGCGGGTTCCAGCAATTGAACATCTGTTGCATAATTGTCAGGATTAACAGCGTAGTCACCGGCAAAATATCCAACATCACTTAAATTATCTTCTTTTCTTGCTGCAAATTTTTGTCCGGTGCTGACAATTTGAATTTCAGTGATGTTCGCGCCGCGGCGTTGGAATCCTTCACCCACATAATCAGAAGCAAAATACAGCTCCACATCTGATGCATATGGTGAAGGTAATTGAACTCGCGGCGTAACCTCCTGGATTCTGATAACTGCATTATTATTGAATGTTTCAAACACATACGGGGTGGCATCTGACACATACACTTCCGCAAAATATGCTTGTTCAATGCCTGATTCTCCTATCAAATAGGAATCATCAACTCGGAAGTTGGAACCACCAACATCAATGGACACCACATCTACAATTTGCTTGGAAATGGATCCGTAAATGTTGTTATTGAATACCAAATACACATGTGTATCATATGTACCAAGACTTTGAATGGTTTCAGGCACACCATCATTATTGATGTCTACATTGGTAACCGGTGTTATGACATCAGGAAACACATACCCGGGATTGATATCAACTTCAAGCTGATAAATGTTCGGTTCAATTTGTCCCACCACATTGAAGCATGATGTTTGAATATTCCGCAGGACACTACCTTCTCCTGGAATGAATTCCATGTACTTAAAAGAAATTTGTTTTCCCGTAAGTTCAAAAATATTTTCCGAGGGGAACGCCACGGTATCAATTTTAATGATCTTTTTTCTGGACCATTTACCATCAGATGCCCGCAAGGTGTAATCACCAGGATACACTACCGATGATTTTTCATTGTACATGAATCGAAAAAACAATTCTGCTGCGTTTTCTGATCCCTTGGCTTCATAATATTCACTGATGTATTTAATCAACCGGCGAATATTCAATAATGCGGTATCAGGTATATCACTTGCATATTGTTTCTTGAATTCAGGCAGAAACAGATCCAATGTGTTATCAATATCTTTCCATGATGCATTGTTCAATAACACATCATGAACTTCCTCTGATGTTTCTAGAAATTTATAATAACTAGTTAAAAATTGAACAAACTGCGGGTACTCGGCAACAATATATTCCGGTAACTGTCCGGAAATAAAGTAGAACAGTTTATTCTTGAAAGATGTTGACATTAGTTATTGGAAATATATGGTGAAACTGTAACAATCAATCCTGGCGATAAATTAGAGGTGGTGTCAGCTTCACTATCATCCAAATCAATAATACTATTACGCGATGGCGACGGAGTTGTGGCAAACAATGATGTTTCTGTTATTGGAATCACCGAGGGGGCAATGTTTTTTCCCAATTCTTGAGGTATCACTGTCAATCGAAGTTCCGTTGCATTTCCATAATAAGATAATATTGTGAGATTGTTAATCACCACAACACCGGTTGTGTAATTGATGGTGCCTAATGATCCGTTCAACACATTGTTTGTGTCCACATCCATCAATTTCAATGTGCCAGTGCCAGTAAAATCAATGGTGTCGGTGTTGGAAAAATCTTTAATAAAGGCGGTGTATGTGTTGTCATTCAATGACACAGAAAAGTTGGTGCTTCGTAAAGTTTCTGGCACAATACTTGTTAAAAATCTCACCGTTTTACTGTTTGATGTGCTAGTTACAAATTCCACACGCCGTTGCAACTTCATCTTGGCAAGAACACCCACAATGATGTTGGGTAATAACAATTTAATGTAATCCACAAATTGTGAATATATGAATGTTTTGTCCAATGTTTTCAAATTGGTGTTGAAATATGCCTCAATTCCTTGTCGCACTTCAGATGATATTTCATTGGCAGTCAATGCTGTGTTTCGTGGGTTGTATTTGATATCTACTTCAAATCCCGCGTACAAATAGTCAGCATCAACAAATTCATGTTGAATACTCAACACACTTCGTGGACGAAGAATGGATTCACTGATGAAATCTTTGTCAGCATCCGTGATAACTTCACCGTCTTTCGGATCCAGCGTGATGAATACTTTGCCGTAAATGGGTGGGTCGTTTTCCTCGCCGCCCCACACAGCAACACTTTTTGCACGAGAAAATTCCGACAAAATCAATGACTTGTAATCTTGTGATGTGACTGCTCGATTTCTTGTGGCATTATACTTGGGGGCATTGAACCGAATCTCATCAATGGATTCTTTAAAACTACCTGAAGCACTTTTGTTGACCATGGTGATATCAACAGATGGCTCGCCGTTAATGGTTCCCACCAGTGTGAATGAATTGGCACCGTTGGCGTTGGGTCCATTGCATGCAAGATATTGCACGGTGACAACATTGCCTGAGGCTAATTTCTTTCCAATGATGTCATCACCAAATACAATTTGAAACAACCCATCTGGATTTTCTTCCAACCAGAACACGGTGCTCGTGTTTGCAATGTCAATGATGCTGGTGGCCCGTGAGTAGGTAACATTGTCAATAGCTGATGTCGATGAACGAACACCCACGGAAAATGTTGTTTCATCTAAAAATGCATTTGGTATCACAAAAGGTCCAGACACAGTATCAGCAGCAACTATAAATGAGTTGGTGACTTTGTTTCCTTCAAGAAGATCCACATTGTTGAATGTGAACACCCCATTGGTTTTTACTGCGGTGTACTCATTGGCAACATTGAACGTGTAATTCACATTGTTCACTGATGATGTGAATTTCACACTTGGCATCAATGTTAATGATGTTGCCGCGGTGTCAACGGTGGGAGTCACCACCAAATTCACGCGCGCGCGAGATGCTGTTGAAGACCGAGGAATATACCCTAGTGTTTTAGCTATAGAAACAACCGATGACCGTTTGATTGCAGTATCAATGAACATTTCATTGGCTTGTAAGTGTGCCAATAACGCATTGTAATGTGTGTTGTATGCCAACACATCCAGCAGCACATTCAATCCCGCTCCATCAAAGTCATAATCAGAAAATTCATCTTGACTTTTCAGATAATTCTTTAAATTTTGTTTAATATCTGCAAAGTCCAATTCTGTAACTCTGATATCTGCCATTATCGTAATCTCTGTAAAATTGTGCTGAATGAAATCGGGAGAGGGATACCCACAACTGTGAAAAATATACTAAGTTCATAGGTGTTCTCATCATAATTAGGAACAATATCAATTTGTTCTAGAATGATGCGTGGTTCATAATTCTGAATCAACAATTCAATGGTTTGTCTCATGCCTTCCACTGTGATGGGATCCATGGGCTCAAACAATAACCCATATAAAGGGGATCCAATTTTGGGTTGAAACAATCGTTCATTGTATTGAGTGAACATTAAATTTTTCAATGATTGCTTAACAGCATTCACATCCAACTTTTTCGCCACATCCCCTGTTTGAGGATGTGGTGTGAATGCTAGATCAATATCTTTATATAAACGATACGGGCGAATAATTGACATATGTAATATTTATATGGTTATGCAAGCGAATTAAATGTATTGAATTTGCTTTGTCTATCAGGCAATCCATTTGGCAACTTCGTGACTTTGTTAACACCATTCACCAATTTAGAAACCAATAGAACTGTTTCAGGATTATCTCCCTTGTCTGAACATGACAAACATGAAGCACCTGATAGCAATCTTGGCCGAGTCCAGAACCAAGCAGCAGACAACATTGGATATTTGTCCGCCACCAATTCAGGATTTTCTTCACAGTTTTCTGGCACAAACTTACTGAATGCTCGATAATTCACGCGACCAGTCAACTGTATGTAGCCCCGTCCTTTATACCGAGGACCATCTCCTGGCTGAGTGTTTCCTAGATCCTTTCTTCCTTCATAGGCTTTTCCACTGGCAATTTCTCGAACATATTTGAAATTGCTACTTTCATGTGCAATTTGTGCCAAAAAGTGTGCTAATCGAAGCGGGGTGTTGATGGCAAATTTACACACCACCTCAGGAATTTGTGCACGAACTTTTTCAGGCATGGTTCCTTTCAATTTCTCAACATATGCCTTCATTTCAGCGGACATGCATGCTGAATCTATTGTGGTAGCTTCTGGAGGCACACGTTTTTCTGGGACATGTACGAATGCTTTTGGATAATGTGTACCGGGATTAGGTGTTTTCACGAAACATCCGCCACCATCACGGTTGAATCCTTTACCGCTTGTGTTTCCTTCGATAGTGGTCACCTTACCTTTTGCATCAATTGCTGCCACAATACCAATGTGAAATGCGAGGCCTTTTTCGTTATAATAGATTGCTGCCGCACCAATTTTTGGTGTCGTAGAATATAATTTCTTTTCCTTGGCCCAAGCATCCCATGCGGCGCATGAAGCAGCACCTTTCGGGGGTATGGGCAATCCTGCTGTTTTCCACCAAGTTGATACCGCTGCAGCACACCAAGGATCCCCTGTTCCTGTTCTAGAACTCTTGCGCCGTGCTGTATTATCATTGCCGGCAATACGTAACATTTCATCAATTCTTCCAGCTTGTCCCACAGGGGTGATTTCACCTCCCTGTTTACCTCCATAATTCTTGTCTTCCGTTTCAGTGACGAGAACATCTAACTTGGCAGTTTCCACAACTTTCTTTGCTGCCTCACATGCCACCACCGGAGGCAGCGGCTCAGGTGCATCAATGGAGACACGTTCATTGGTGTCAAGTTCTTGCTGTTTTAGCGCTACAAATTCACGTGATGTGACATCGGAAGATTGTTCGGCAATGACAATTTCTTTTTTGATTTTCTCTCTATCTTCAGCAGTCAACGCAAATGCTGGATCAGAAATGGTGGGTTCTGTTGGAGATTTGCTGCTGATTGTACTGGGAGATACAAACACCGGCGGCACCGGAGGTACAGGTGTGATACCCATGGCATTCATTTTCAACATGGCAACTTCAGTGATGGGACTGGCAATTGTAGTTTTCAATGTTCCTGTTAAATTCATGCCCTTCAACGATTTCATGTTAATGATGTTGGACGCATCCACGTTGAAATTAGCATCAGTTTTAATTTCAATGTTTTCCTTTGCTGTTAACAACATTTTCTTTCCTGCTTTCATCTCAATGTTGCCGTGAGCATGCGCTTTCAAATTGCCATCAACTTGTAAATTACAATTGTTTTTCACGTAGATGTTGCATGATCCATCCACTGTGATGTTAGCTTTTCCGCGGATATGAATGTATTCGTTGCAATCAATGATTTGATAATCATTGCCCACGATTCTCCGAACCATGGAGCCACCACGGTCAATTTCCACGAAACTTCCTGCTTTATGATACACATGAACACGCTCGGCTGAAGGACTATCATCCAATTCAATAACGTGACCGCTTTCAGTGAACGTGACATGATTGTAAGGATATTTTGCGCCATATGGAATTTTCGGTTGATCCCATGTTCCAGAAAATGCTATGTCAATTCCCTCATCCAGCGCATCTTTTTTCTTTTGAACTATGGTGTCTGTGATGCCTTGATTCCGAGCCAGTCGATTTGTATCAGGTTCATCCAACAGCAGTTCAAGTGGATATTTTTTATTGGGATCACGGAATCCTTCATTGCTAGGAATTTTTTGTTCATACTCACTTTGAGGAATACCTGCAAATGTACCCATCATCACAGGTTGTTGACAATCATCACCATCAGCGAAAAATCCTACAATCCACGTGCCTTCAACAGGACCAACAGGTGCCGTTCCCACACCACTGATGGCGGCTGAAGTGATGGGCTGAATGGGCGTGGCCCATGGTAGATCCACTGTAGGTAAAATGGTCTTGTCTTTGTTGTGAAATCCCAGAATACGAACACGACACCGACCGAGATACAGAGGATCCATTCGATCCTCCACAACACCCATCCACCAATGAAATCCTGTTGTATTGAAAAAATTATTCATTGTCATATTATTTTAATTCTCGTTTAAATGAATCTTTAACTAACTCCATGTACATGGTATGTTTATTCAACACAAATTCATGGCGTATTGCCGTGATCATGTAAATACCTGACATGTATGGATCCAATGTATCTTCAGCCAAATCAGCTGCATTCTTATCTATATTTTTAGGATACAAGAAATTCACCAACCGCCCCACTTCAATGTCCGTTCGTCCTGGCACTTCAATTTCAATTTTTAAATTGCTTAAATCATACATGAGACTATTTCTTTGCAATGCCCATTTTTGAAACAACGGATCTTTTGCATCATTATGAATTTTATGATATTTTGTCAAGACAACTCGGTTGGCATCTGGATTCCGAAATGTCGATTGTGAAAATGTTGGATGATTTTCTTCTTCAAAATGTTTAAATGTCTTGAACTGATTGTAATAATCAAACACATGTTCTGTAGGTCGTTTCAATGTCACATCAAAAGAAATCAATTTACTTGCATGATATCCATAATCTTGTGCTTTCAATGTATCCGCCATGTTGAACGGTTTCATACTGCGCACACGACTGTATTGTTGTAATAATTCTGGTTTCGTATATGTGAACTTGGATTTAGGATTTCCCTGTATCATTTTCGCACCAGGAAAATACACATATTCAGCAAATAATTTTTTCGATTCACGTTGTTTAGACGCCAGTTCTTCAATACTAGTAAAATAAAATCCTTTGTTTGATTCGTAAAACACAAAGTTGGGTGCTTCAGCAGCACTACCAAAACTACGTGATGTTGCCCAATTGATCACCTTGAATGGATTCCAATAAGGAACTACAACAGTTGCACTTGATCCCAATCCTTTCTTGAAATTGGTGGCAGTTGTACCTGATTTTTTAATGTGCCTAGTTGTTTTCAGATATTCATTGAATATTTTACTGACAATATTATCAGTTGTATCGGAATATTTTTTTGAGATGGTCAACGTGTTATCTAAATATCCTTCAATGGAAATGAATGACAACACATATCCTGCTTGCCGATCATTGGATGAGAAAAATCTATCTCCAATTTTATTGATGTAAAATGTCTTGGAAATTTTCTCTTTGAATGACGGTGTTTTATATGTGAATGTGATGTATTCAGCTCCCTGCAACGGGATTTTTCCAATTAAGTTGGCAGCATCTGCAATGACTGCATTCCCCATCATAACATTGGAAAAAACATCTTCAAACAATGTTACGGCAAGACAGAAATTTCTGATGTCATAATTGTTTCCATTGGCAGCGGTAATGAAGATTTCTTCAGTGATGACATCACCGGCTTCATTCACGCTATCAAGATTTACAACAGGTGGAGTTGTTTGATCAGCCATGATTATCTATTAATGATATTTTCAAAATCTCTAACAAACTGATCTAGATATTTTGCATCCAGTACCCGGACAACACGTTTTTTTTCATTCACATCTTGTTCATATTGAAAATTCGTGATAGGGGCTACATTGGGATCATTCGCATCATAATCAACAATCAATGACGTTTCAGAATCCAGATAATGATGGACACCTTCAGTTGGATCTGTAACTGCAACAATTGTTATGAGTTGAATATTTTGTGTTTCGTTATTTAAAAAATCAGATGTTGCTAAATTTACGGGGCCGTTTACTGAATGCAATTGAATTGACGTAGAGCCTACATCTGTCACAATAAACGTTCCTCCGGTAGAACTTGTCACTTCATCATTCAATGAAAACACCGATGTATCAGGTACTGTAAGCGTAAAATCATATTTTTCAAATATCATGTGATATAATTGTGTATCAGACATGATCCATTCTGTTCGGGGATCCACAATGTTATTGACCGCTAAAATCACCCAATGGTACAACGGATTGTTGTAAAACTTGTTAGACACCATTTCTGGAGTTTCACGATCTTCAACTAAATACGGTAATAAAAATACCGAATATTCCTCGAATGCATTTCCTAAACGGGTTCGACGAAAAAAATCCGTGATGATGATGTTTTTTCTATCACCGGCATTGGTAAGATATCGTGGAAACTTGGAAAAATATGACATTAGTAGCCCGCCTCGATACGCTCGCGTGAAAGCACTTCAAGTTCAGTAAATTCCAATTTCATGGAAATTTCAGTAGGATATCCAGCCGTTTCCTTGAATGTTGTGAAATCCGTTCCACCATATTCAATGGACAAATTCGTCAATGCACAATTGGAAATTTTATACAGTTCTTTATTTCTATCAGCTTTATGAAAATATGCAATCGTGAATTCCGCGGGATAATTTAAAATGAATTTACCCACGCCTAATGTTGGATGCATATATACCTTGAATGTTTTAATAATATTTTGTGTTTCTTTGTACTCTGTAATATTTCTCGGTAAAAACACATATTCATATGAAAATTTACGAAAGCCCATACTCTTGAACAATTGTGCTTTGAAAGGATTCTGAGTAACTCCAGCTGCTGCTGAAAAAGCTGCGCCAGCATTACCTAAACCTCCAAAATCTCCACCTTTCTGTGCCTGTGTTAACACATATGATGCCATCCCACCCCCAACACCTTTTAATCCTCCTTCTATCAAGCTGCCTATGCCATCTGACGCGCTCATGCCTGCCAAAGTTTTACTTATTCCTCCAACAATACCAATATCCTCATCAGCCCAATTGGCTTGATACTGAACACTTGGTTTACCTGTCATGTACAAAGCAATCGCCGTTTTCAACGTAATTTGATCGCTTCCTTGGCCAAGGAGTCCTAGTGTCAGCGCTGACGCGCCACCTACAACACCCCCCGCAGTAACACCTGCAGCAGCACCTGCAGTATCTGCTGCAGCCTGACTGCTAGTTGCTGCCAACACGTTTGAAGATACTGTTGAACTAACTGTTTTGAGCGTTTGTAATGCTCCTACTGCGCTAGTCGCAACACCGAAACCTACAGCAGATTCAGTACTTTTATCAACACCTGAATTGTTCTGGCTGAAATCAAATTGTACAGAATCGTTTTTTAAAGTTGCTAGCTCACCTTTGGAAATATCACTTTCTCGAACCGTGATGAAAAACATGAGATAATGCGGATGTTGGTCCGAGCCTAAATCACTAGGATACCGGAATACATTGAAGGCTCCTGCCTTTCCTTGATTTGCTGATGTCAAGGATGCAGCACCTGCTGCTAGCGCACGATCATTCTGTTCCACAGCACTATACGGACTTTTTGGATCTGCCATAAATATCCTGATGAATAAGGTCTTTCAACATTATTTATATGGCATATACAAAAGACACCTACAAAGGAACCTACACCCCTAAACATCCTCAAAAATATCTAGGTGATGTCACTGGCATCACATATCGGTCAAGTTATGAGTTACGTTTCATGAATTGGTGTGATTTAAATACCAGTGTGTTGCAATGGGGGAGTGAAGAAGTTGTCATTCCCTATCGAAGTCCATTGGACAATAAAATGCATCGCTATTTCGTGGATTTTTTCATTAAAATTCGAAACAAGAATGGAGAAATAAAAAAATACCTCATTGAAGTGAAGCCGTTTCGTTTCACTCAGGAACCCGTGATCCCGAAAAGGAAAACAAAAAACTTCATCAATGAAGTGTACCAATGGGCTGTGAACAATGCCAAGTGGGAAGCAGCACGTGCTGCAGCATCGAATAACGGATGGAACTTCATGCTGATCACGGAGAAAGACTTGGGTCTTTTACATAACTCACATAAATAGTATAGTTATTCATGTTATCCCAGACATAGTAATGTTAACACCTTGTCAAGTAGTAGTCAAGCCCCCAATTTCACCACTATATGCCTAATATTTTTGATGCGATCAGTAAACGTGAAAATGAACTAGATAAGCCAATTCAGAATCCTGAACGGGCGGCCAGGTGGTACATGGACTTGATTAAACAACTAGGATTGTCAACCATTCGTTCTCAGAAAATTTTCAAGAGTGAGATAGGCGAGTTTGTGAACAACATCATTGTGGGCGAGATGTATATCTTTGTGTATGATCCTAAAACTAAAGATAAATTGCCATATTATGATACGGTACCTTTGGTGATTCCATTCAATAAAGTGCCAGGGGGATTTTACGCGATCAATTTCCATTATTTACCACCAATGTTACGTATGAGATTGTTGACACAATTGATGAAATTATCAGATGACAAAGTGATGACGAAAACAACAAAACTCCGCCTTCGCTGGAGTTTATTGAACAATGTTGCAAGATTTCCTGGAATTCAAGCATGTGTGAAACGGTATCTGTACACCCAAGTTGAATCCCGATTCATGAGATTGCATCCTAAAGATTGGAAAAAATCCGTGATGTTACCGCTTGATAATTTCATGAAGGGAACAAAACAACAAGTTTACAACGACACACGGAGCAAAATGTAATGGCCAATCCCCCTGTAGTTACAATTGGTAAAATCAATCCACCAACCTTACAGAATTTCATCTCGTTGGTTAAAACGCGAAATTTAGCACGCACAGAAAGATTTTTTGTACAATTTAATAGCCCTCCGAAAGGCTTGGGAGATATTGAATCCATACAAGGCATACAGGATTTAATGTTGTTGTGTGAAGATGCTGCATTTCCTGGAAAAACTATTGGAACACGAACTTTACGAATCAACGGGCTGAATGAACAGCGAGCACACACAGCAGATTATATGGGTGATAGCATAACATTGCAATTTTATGTTGACACCGATTGGACTCCCAGAATTATAATGGAGAAATGGATGGAGTTGTGTGTGGATCCCGCATACAAAGGGCGCGAGGTGGGTTGGTATGATGATTATAAAGGAACTATAACGTTGCATGCGCTGATACCTGCAGGAATTCCTGGTGAAAAAATATTAAATTGGAGTCCAACACAGGCGGATATTGGATTGGGTGCTGCTGTAAGAGACATCGGCGAAAAAAATAATTTAGCTGGAATTGCCCTGAGCAAGGCGTTAACAGCCGGGACACGTAAAGTTGATGAACTCACAAATAAAGTGAAAACTCAAATTACCGCAGGTGCAAGTAAAGTGTTAAATCCACTGCTTGAATTGTTTCGTGATACAGAAACCATTGCATACAGTATTCAACTACAAGAATGTTGGCCTCGGGCAATAAACGTGATGCCTGTGTCCTATTCAAGCATTGGTGTTCATCGTGTAAATGTCACATTCACATACAAATATTGGACATCGTCTGTGAATGAAACAGATTCACTGGATGAAAAAATTGTAAATGGTATCAATAGCGCATTATCAAAGAAATTGGAGAAATTCACAGATAAAATTCCCACCCAGAAACTTTCTGGATTAGGAGCAGATTTACAATCCAAGGCGATGGGCCTTGGAAAACGTTTTGGTGGATAATTACATTCAGGAGAAATTATGTCTATACCTATGATTAAAGTGCCGTCGTATATTATGAAATTGCCGTACACACAGCAAGAAGTGAAGTATCGTCCATATGTTGTGCGGGAAGAGAAACTGTTGATCATGGCAAATGAATCAGAAGATGCTACCATTGTCATGGATGCAGTAGGTGATGTGATTAAAGCATGCACCTTTGACGCCATTGATATTAAAACAGCCCCGTTGTTTGATGTGCAATATGCATTCCTTCAAATTCGAGGAAAGTCCATCGGTGAAATGATT